AGAAGGGCAGCAGTCTTCTCGGCGGGGGTACGATACCAGAAGGAAAGTTGATAGCGAGATAGAGGGGTGACTGTAATGTTCGCGCTCCTAATGTACGCGTAGTCCGTAGGGGTGGCGGCAATATCTATTCGAACAGAGTAAGTACCACCATGAATAATGGACGCTTCTCTATTAACTGTAGCAGCTCCAAAAACAGATTCTACCCAATTTGTGAGATCGGTAGCTGAAGCCCAAGTTTCAACGCCCCCGTCAGTCAGCAGTTCAGAGCCAAGGGAAATTACTTCCCCGGATTGATTCGGGCCGAACTGTTGACTAGAGCGAATCGGGTTGACGACGCTTGGAGGACTTCCCGGTTGATAGAGAGCGAGTATATCGGGTTGCGCGGAGACGTAGGTAACTTCTTTAAGAGAGAGATCATCAAAGTAGATAGATTGTGTAGCGTAGAGGTTACTGCTTGATACTCCGAGAACTACGGCGCTTTCAGGAGCAACAAACTCGAAGGAGTGTTGTACCCAAGAAGTTGTATTAGTAAAGCGGGGGTATAGAAGTGGATCGAAGCCAGTATAAGGAAGCCACTTTCCGTCTTTAGTAAGAACCGAGCTTAGACTATTGTTAATAACAAACGCCCAACCCTCACGTCCTGTGGTAGCGTCTTTACTCCACCAGGAAAAGCGGTAGCGTTTACCAACAGTTAATCCTGAAATTGCTTGAAGAAAGTCTCCTCGATTGGAGCTGACGACATCGATGCGTGCGCAGTAAGTACCCCCGTGTGGGGACACTGATTCTTGATTAACTGTAGTACCACCCGCAACTTCTTCGGTGTAGTTAGTGAGATTGGTGGCGGAGGCCCAGGTTTCAAGTCCTGGATCTGTTAGGCGTTCGGAGCCAAGAGTTACGATAGGAGTAGCGTGTATAGGGAGCGCGTTATATGTGCGGGAGCTCATAGAGCGCCTCCTTAGTCTTTAAGAATGCCGTTAACCTGGAATGTGAAGGAAGGTGTCGTGCCTCCGATGACCCATTTAACGGACAGTTGTTTTCCGAGCCCAAAGCCTACACGAATGACTTCAGAGCCGGTCGTGATAAGCTGAGTGAAAGATGCAACGGGATACCAGATAGCAGAGAGTTCATCGTACGTCTCGACTGTGACGTCGAGCGTAGGATTGGTGCCTGAAGATGCTGAACAGTAGAGGAATGCTGCAAGCTCTCTATAGTTGTAGCACCTAATAGGGGAAGCATGATTGTCGCCGTTACTGGTCCTCGCTGCACTGCCTGCGAACTGAACAATTCCTATGGACATATCATTACTCCTTAAGGTGGAGGGGGTTAGTTACTTCCCCCCTCTCGGTTAAACTAGAACTTGGTGGATCTTGTAGAACGTACGAATACGAACTACGTTATCCGCCCCGGCGTTACCTGCGACGTTTGCGGTATTGCCCCGAATGCACAGCTGTTTATTGATTAGAGCAGTACCCACAGCGATCACGTCGATCTTCGGTTGAGCCGAAGTGTAGGTGTCTGCTGACTGATCAATCCAGCCTGTTGCCTCGATGACCTGAGAGCAGACTACACCGGTTTTATCGGTGTAGCAGTACTGCCAGGTAACAGACGCTTCAGTGAAGACGTTGGTGCCTGCATAGTCCATCAGGAGCCATGCACCACAGAACTCCAAGAAGTAGCCAGCTCCAGGAGCAGGGATCAGCTCGATAGCAGTCGTGTACAGCGCTTTAACCTGTGCGTTGGTAAGGGTGAAGTCGGAATAGAGCTGCTGTACGTAGTATAGAGAGCCGTCTGAAATCTTTCCAGAGTCCTGAGCTAGAATTCCGCCGTATCCGGCAGAGCCACGGATGTGTCTGACGGCGCGAACGTTACGTCCTTCGCCATCATGTCGTTCACCAACTCGAAACATGTTGCACTCCTATATGTGGGAGGTTTGTATGGAGTGGTTAGTTACTTCCCACTCCAGGAGGTTTAGATTCCGGTCGAGCCGTAGATCCCCTGCCAAGTCGTGAAACCGGACGAGGCGCGGAAACGAACGACGAATCGGGCGTTCCCAGTGTTAGGATCGTCGAAGTTCTTGAACGAGGGCTTGATGCGCCAGAACCACTTGAGGTAATGATCCCTGGGCTGCGTAGCGATGAACCACATATCCGGATCAGTGAGATAGTGGAGGATGAGTTTCTGTAATTCCCATTCCTGAAGTGCGTTCTTCTCGTTGTCGTTCGTGAACGGCATCTTGTCGGAGCTCAACGTCTTGGTGATGATGTCGCGCTGCAGCGGGCCAGAGATGACGTACTTCGGCATCTTCATCATCGGAAGACCGTTAGCATCCACCCAAGTTTCGATCGTCTCCAGACCAGACTGGAGAGCCACAGGATCGAAGTCCACGTCGGTTGCCGGACGATTAGCAACCGTGCCACCCGCCTTAGACAGAGGATGATCCGTAGCGCAGAGGCCCTTTGCATCGACGCCCAAGTACACCGTTGTAGCGAAGGCGTTATTCAGGACCATAGCTGCGAGAGAGTCAACGGTCTGTTTGACAGCGACGGCCAGAAGAGATGTGGCCTTGTTGATGACCGCGTACTGATCGTCCTCGAACAGTTCCTGAGTTACTTCGTACCCAAGAGCGTAGGTCTTATGGAGGTACTGAAGCTTGTTCGACATTTTGATGTAGTCGAACATCGGAGGGTTACCCTCGGGCTTCTCAGGTACGAGCCCGAAGCCGTCGATCACGACGTCCTCTTCCTGCCGCATGGTGCTCTTCTCGATGTTCAGATATTTAGTGTATTCCTCGGGATAGGAGGCAAGAGACATCTGATACACCTTGTTGAGCCCCGGGAACATAAGATGAGAGAAACCGCCGCGTACCATAGGTGAATTGCCCATATTATGCTCCTACGAAACCAGTCTGACGATAGGTCGCGGCAATGATGCCCGCGATTCTACCGGAAACGGTACCCAGGGGATCAATGAACTTAAGCGCGAGGAACCGGGAAGTAGAACCAACAGTCGCCTTGTCCACAACCCACTTGCCAGCTGCGTTCTTAGCGATGTCGGTGATCTTACCCAGGTCCGCGGCCTCGATCACGTTGTTGGCCGGAGTGGCATGGTAGACACTCAAACCAAACAGGGTGATCTCCGTAGCGACAGCTACACCAATCTGGTATAGCCCCGCTGTAGTGTTGTGTGCCGGCTCTAAGGCGATACCCATAATGAGGACCGGATCCGTACCGCAGATGGTGAGATAGCCGCTGGAGAGAAAGACGAAGTCACCAGCGACAAAGGACTGCGATGCAGCTTCCGGAAAGGTAATGACAGGGGTACTTAAGCCTGTGAGAGTGCCGACAGCACTGGAAACAACGATGTTCGCCATTAGTCACTCTCCTCGGAAATTAGTTTAAGACCGCCATGCGACTTGCCGAGTTTCCGTTTCAGATCTTCGCCCTCTGCAAGGAACTTCTGTTGCACAGATGCACGTACTCGTTCGTTCCGCTCCTCTACTTTAGCACGATTCTTCTCGTGCTGTTCCTTGGTGCAGCGCATCAACTGAAGGTTGCCAATAGTAATAGAGCCGTCAGCGTTCTTGTGAGATCTCTCCAGGATTGTCCCTTTGACTTCGGGATCCTGAGACGTGACGGTTTCGTACCCCTTGGACTTCTTTACGGAAACGTTACCCGACTCTCGACGCACGAGGCGGTAATGTTTATCGGATTGTTTCTTGATTTCAGCTGAAAGGTCATCAATGATAGGCATTATGCATTCTCCTGAATAGTCTGGTACTTCTTGTATTCCTCTTCAGTCATGTTCTGTTTCTTGGCCCAAGCGAGTTCCTCGTCTGAAAGGTCCGTTCCAGACTTCGGAGGAGCTGACGGACCTGAGCCAGAGATCGGAGGAGGCGGAGGACCCTTAGGAAGACCAGTTGCTTCCGACTTAGCCATGTTATAGGCGAAAGTCCATCCGTGTTTAGGGCTATACTTAAACTGTACGGGCATTGAATCGTAGATTTCACGGGCCCGTTTCTCAAAGGAACCGAAGTCAGGGACAACAGCTTTGATGTTGTCCAGAAAGACGTTGTCTAGAGCTTGGGTAATAGGATGGAGTTGTTTGCTGAGAAGGCCATCAAGAACAGCGAGCTGTTTCTGATCGAAGAGAGGTTCTTCAGGTTCAGCGCTCGCGGCAGCTTTGTTAGGATCGTTATTCTTCATGTACCACTTTTCCCAGTCAGAAACTAGTGTAGCTTTTTCAGTGGCGAGAGCTTCAGCTTCTGCGTACGCTTTGAAGATGTCAGCCGCTGTCTTTCCTCGGAACTTCTCTGGAATGTTAGTTCCATCAAACTTCAGACTCATCGGGTCTACAGCCGCCGGAGCTGTAACAACTGGGTCAGCAGTCGGCTTTGAGGGATCGCCGATTGTTGCTGGATCTTGATCAGACATTAGTATCCTCCTCGTTAATTTCCTCGAGAATTCCCTCTGGAAGCTCAAGGATGGAATCTATCACGTTAAGTGTCGCCCGATGAAGGTTGATGTCATCGGCTGGACACTTCCGTAATCCTTCGACGGCCGCGTTCTTAAGTTCTATCAAGGTCACTCTCATTCGTTTCCATAAAGGATTAGAAACGAAATCACTGTACTGGTCCCTGGTTACCTCCGGGTACTGGGATTGGTCCGCCTGCATTAGGAGATTCAGGGGGTTGTCCATTACCGCCTCCCATAGCTTGCATTAGTTCAGGAGAAAATTCGTTTTCCATACCAGGAGGTAGTTGAGCAGGGGCTCCTTCGCCCATATCCGTCCCAGGAGGTCCAGGAGGAGGAGTCGCCATCGAGCTAGGAACCCCCGTAATAAACACGTCAGAGTACCGCTCAGGTGAAGGCTCGCCGAATACCTCGAGAACAGAACGGAACTTTTGTGCTGCAGCTGTTTGAATGGCTTGATAGGTTGCAGCGTTCTGAGGATCTTGTTTAGCCATCTGTTGCAGCTGCAGTCCTGCCTGATAGAATTGGGTCATAAGTCCCATTGTAGTAGTAGCGTCTGATTTAGCAACCTCTTTGTTCATTGATACGTTGGAGAGATTACTGGTGAGGTAGATGGAGTAGTAAGGAGGAGAAGGAGGTAAGGAAAGCCACTTTTCAATCAGAGCGCCACGTTCTCCAAGAAGCATATATGGAACTTGTGGAGGAAGATTTTCGTGCACCATCCGGAGAGCGAAGTTACCGAAGGAGTCAAGGACTTGACGAACGTCTCGGATACACAGATCGAAACGACGTTGGCCCTCTTGAATGAGTGCCAACGTGCCTGTGGCAGTTGCACGACCACCCGCCATAGGAGACTCACGACCAAGAGAGTAGTCCGAGATACCGGTACGCCGTTCTGCTAGGTCCATGATAGTACGTATAAAGGCGGGGTTAAGTTGATAAGCTTGACCAAGAGGAAAAGACTCTAAGTCGGCTGGGTTATCGAGAAGGAAGAACTTCCCAGGATAGATCTTAGTGTCAGGACGAAGTCCTTGTCCTTTCTTGCCTTTGAAACATTGCATAGTAGCAATTTTGTAGTTGTCAATGAGTAGGTTCATTAACGCGTACATTTGTGTTTCATAGGTATTGGACATCTCCATAATGCCGAGACCGTAGATACCGTAGTCTCGAGGACCGTAACGAAATAAGAATAGAGGCCAACGAGGATACGTATCAACTTCGACACGGAGAATCTTACTGGCTTCAGGATGCCAAATAACTTTGTATTTACGGAACTCGCCTTCTTTCTCTAGATCGAAGCGAATCCATGTCTCTTGTGTATGAACGAGACCGATTGTGGGCTCTTCTTCACCAGCCCGAACTTGTGCCGCTTTGGTAGCTTCAGCGTTGTAGTTGTTGGGATTGTCAGTTTTATATTTGAGGAGAAGTTCGATATCTTCCTTGTCAATGTATTTGTCGTAGCGCATCATTCGAATGTCGAGTTCTGACCAGCGCTTATAACGAGACCACCAAGGAAGATCCTCGAGTTCAGAGTAACCACCTGGAAGAAGTAGGTCTTTGATAGTCATACCACGACATACCGTACCCTGCTTAGTAATGACGGATGTTGACTGCTTGAAGAGACCAAAGCGTTTAACTTGAACGGTCTCACGCTCTTCTACCCAGGGGGCTAACATGACGCCTGTTCCAAGGCGACAAGTTTCAAAGATAACACGTCGAAGGGTATTGTAGTAATCCATCTCGGTCTGGATTTTGTGTTCCATGAAATCTTCGACTGCCTTACCAATAGGAACCCAGTCCGATGTACGAGTAGCTTTAACCGTGAACGTCGGTCTGTATGCGTTCATGGTATTCATTAACCGGGCAGTAACTGCATCTACGAATGTAGCGCCTAAGAGCATGGGAACGTTAGACATCCACTTCTCTTTACGAGGAGCAACCTTGCCGGTGTATTGATCTTCCCACTCTTCGCGCTTTGCTTGCTGAGGTTCGTAGACATCTTCTTCTGCGGTAGTTATCTCGGACTCTAAGTAGTCCAAGAGGCGTTTGTTCTGTTCAGCGGATAGTTTAAGTCGTTCAGCCATTAGATTGCAGCTCCTGTGGTTAGAGCCTGAAGATTACGCATATCCATAGCGTATTCCGATTCGTAGGCAAGGTCTTCAGTAGGAGGAGTCATCATGAACATACACCAAGTCCACGCGTCTAAGATGTCTTTGGTTTTTCCACCAGGGAAGAATCCGAACTCTTCTTTGAAGTCGACGTGAGAATGATGTATGTATGCTTGTCCAGTTCGGAAGAACTGGGTACCCGATCTAATGCGGTTTTCCTTAGATCGATCTGTATCCTTCTTGAGTGGTTCAACCACTGGTTTGTAAGGTTCGTTTTTCCAGATTTCGTCAGCGAGCGGTGCAAGTGCTTGCTGAAAGCCGTAAGCCTCGATACCAATCTTGAGTAGCCCATGTTCCCTCCATCGGTTCCAAATGTTGAGCAGGGCGCGTAGGGTTTCGACGGGATCACACCGTTTGGCCCATTCCTCAAGAAGGTATCGGCGGCTCTTGTGATCGATACCGCAGACACAGACGGCGTTCCGGGAACCTAGTTTCTCAACACGTCCCTGGGAAAGAGAGTGTCGAGGATCTAGCGCGGCGTAGATATTCATTTGACGGAAATATACCTTTTCGCCGTCAGGCAGAATGACGCCGTCTGTATCTCGTTTGTAGTACTTAATCCAGTTCTTCTTGAGCTCTGCAAGATTCGAGTCAACGGGGTTGTTCATCCATTGAGTAGCGAATGTAAAAGGATCCGATTCCTGTTTACGGTAGAGCCAGTCAAGAGTATACATCTCGGGGAAGATAGGTAGCCCGCCCTCTATAGCTTGGCGGTAGTAGACCTGGTATTCAGGATGCTTCTCGATTATATAGGAGGCAACATCAATGTTAGACCAATGATTGCCCACGACAATGATGTCACGCTCTGGAATAGGCGGGCGGAGGAGACCCTCTCGTTGCTCAAAGCGCTCATTTAGTTTGTGCATAAGAGTAGGAGATTCATAGGTCTCCTCGTCGACCAGGTCGTCGTATACAACCCAGTCAAAGTGCCCGGATGTCATTTTAGTTTCCCAACCGGCAGCAGTCCAGGTGGCTTCGGGCCAATCAATGGTACGAGGTAAACAAGCTTCTTCTTTATTCCATCGTTTAGATTTTTCTGGTAGCAACTCTGGATAGAGTTGCCTTAAGAAGGGGGCGGATTCGAATGAAGCACGGATCTTACCTACAACGCGCTCAGCGTTCTTGGCACTATTCATAACGATGAGCCCTGTCTCGTTCGGATTACGTAGTGCCCGCCACACACCATAAGAGATAGTCCATATTGTGGTCTTATAGTGGTTGCGAGGCACGAGACCTAAGAGTCGATGAATGTTTGAGGCGCTTTGTACTACTTGAGCCATCTCGTAGTGCAAGCTAGTTGTAAGACGGTTGTATCCTAAGAGAGCGGTAGCGACAAAGAAAACCGAATCTTGACTACGTTGTCGTAGATCAGAGATCAGTTGATTCGCTTGCGAGAAGCCGCTGCTTTGCGTGCTCATCTACTCCCTGAGTAAGATCCTTAGGATGACGATCGCCCATAAGCTTGGCGCCTAGTTCTTCCTTCTTAAGGGCCTCAACTAGCACGGATGCCTCAAGAGCGCCAATATTAATAACGGTACGATTATCTTCAACCTTCTTGCCATAGCCCCCGCGGTCAAGCATGTCTTGGGCCACGTCTTTGGCAATAGCTTCGGAGCTGGAGTTCTTGAGAAGTATCATGAGGCGGTCAAAAGAATCGAAGCACGCTTTGTCGATCTCGTCCTTCAGGTTGCGCGTCTGTTGCACAAGCTGCTCATCGATGGGTTTGTACATCTTGGCTTGCAGAGCGTAAAAGATTTGTTTAAACTCGTTACGAGCCATGATCCCTTGAAGGGCCCGAAGGGAGATACCCATTTGCTGAGCGATATCGTCCTCCGTCTGTTTCATGAGAAGACGACGAGCTACTTCCTGATACGTGACTTCCAGCATGAGCTTCATGTTGTAGGGTACTTCTTATTGATTATATTATAAGGGAAAACGGGTAGGTTAGCAATCGCCAGACTCATACCGTACTTGCTTGGTACATCTTGTGTTTTAGATTTTTTAGGGAAGGATGTAATGGAGGAGTCTGCGCATAAAATGGGTGGGGGTCGATAAATGTATTGTTATGTGATAGATATAAAGGATAGATAACTGCTTGATTCTAATACAGTTAGACTGACCCCTATGTAAACGCAACATAATAAAGGAGTTACAAATGTCAAATCGCGGCCCTCCTACCAAACAACGATGTTTGATCAAAGTCCTAGGGTACGAGTTCGTAAATGGTTGATAACAAAGGAAATACCTATGAAAACCACCGAAACCAAGATGAATTCGTTGTCAGCGTTAATGGCTAAGGTTAATTTCGATGAGGACAAAGTTATGCGCCTCATTGAAAAAGAATTGCGCAATCGCGAATATCACAAAGTCCGTAACGCAAAGATTTCTCAAATCCTCAAAAAGGCTAAAGAGTTAGGTCTGTAACTTAGGTCTTAAGGATCACAGCGTAGAGGTCTAACATGTATCACATTAGAAGTCCCCCTCATCTAAGGGGCACATCTACCAAGGGCACTCAAGCGTAAACGTACTGACGCCTACGGGCAAAGGAATCTCGAATGTCTATCAACATCGAAACCATCAAGACCCTGGCCGACGCGAAGAAAGTTATGACCGAAGAACAGATCGTCTCCGCCGTCAAGTCGTACCTGAAGAACCGCGAGTACCACAAGACGCACAACGAGAAGAACGCGGCAATCCTCAAAGCGGCCAAGGCTGCCGGCATTCTCGGCTAACGCGTAACAATCAATTGAGAGACTAACGTTACAGACCTATTAAGTCTACTAACGTTACGTCTCTACATACACATGAGCCTTAACTAGACAGTTTGGATGATGATTCTATCAATAGTAGGCAAAAACGTACATGCCCCAGTACATGCAAACCAAGTACTTAAGGGTATTACAATATATACATATATGATATATTATATATATGTATATTGATATGTGTAAAAATCTCCCGACCCACCCTTTGGCTTCTATTCCAAGCATGTACGTTTTGTCCTATATTTAGCGTCGTCATCATCCAAACTGCTCATCTAAGGCCTAAGAGGCCACACACGCACTAAAGCGTTAGGAGGCATGAAGCATGCAACATTCAAGAGCGCCACCAACGTGTCAACAAACCCTTGACTTTTGTTTCAAATAAGCGTATACTATAATTGAGATAAGGAGACTCACCAATATGTTCTACATCATCAATGCCTACGGCAACATCATGCATCGTTGCGGGGCGCTCAGAGTGGCAGAACTGCTTCTCGAGGGCTACACCTACGGACACAACAGCGTCTACACCATCATGGAGATCTAACGTAGTGCGCTACGCACTGCACAATGTTCGTCTCGAACAAAGGAGGCATGAAACATGCTACACTTACGACAGAAGGACGAAACAGACAATCGAGACCTCTACTCAACGGTTGTCACAACGTACGTCACAATTCAAGGAACAGAAGTTCCCACCGACATCGAGGTCGAGACACGGTTCGCACTTGACCTGGTCGAGAACGCTATCGAGAACAACGATCCGCTCGGTGAACTACCGACCAAGCTCTCAGATGCCTGCGCGACGATCCGAGACTACCTCAACAATCCTGACGCTTGGACCCATGACTACGACGAACGTGTAATCGGAAAGGAGTAACATATGTCTATCATGACGACAGAAGGCATCTACCTTCGCGGCAACGTGTGGCACACCGTTACGCGTGCCACCAAATGGCGCCTTGGACGACGCGTCATCGGCTTCGTTCATCCGAGCGGCCGGAAGTACAAAGAGGAAGCAATGCAACGCATGCATTGGACAGACTTCGCGCGTCGATACACCGGAACGCTGATCAAGAACGAATGGAACGAAGGCAGCGGCATCATTTACCCCCGTTACACCGTTAAGTGTGACGACGGCAAGATCCGCAAATTCCAATACATCAAGGCAATCTAGAGTCGAGAAACTACGTGTCAGCAAACAGTTGCTTTTGTTTTCATTGTATAGTATAATATAGATAGAAATGAGAGCAACTATGAGAACGAAGCAGACCGAGCAATTAACGTCTTCGGACGTTAAAATCTTACATGGAGGTGCCCGAGTGGCAACCACACAATCAAAGCTGGAACTCGCCGAAACCTTGGAAGAGGTCGTCGAGCTCCTGGGCGGTGAGGAAGCAACGTTGCTCTTCATCAAGCGGTCCATCAACGCGAAGGAAACGAGCCGGCTGGCGCACAAGAAGTACTACCTGCGCAGACAGGCCATCCTCGCCAAGGCCAAGGAAGCCGGGATCGGTGAGGAGGTCTGACATGTACCTAGGTCACAAACAGTCAATGTGGATCGACATCTGCAAACAGGATGTCGCCAAGATCAAGGAGATCCTTGATCGCGAGACAGATGAGGAGTTCCTCTTCGGACAACTCCGCATCGAGATCGTGGGCATGGAAGACGAACAACCCACAGTAACGTACAAGATCCATGTCTACGGAGAAGACAAGGACGGGAAGAACGTCAATAAGGACTTCATCCTGACCGACTAACAATCGAGCATGTTCAACAAGGATACCGGTGGTGGAACGGAACAGTCCACCAAACAAGGGAAGTACCTCTTTGAGGTGCAAAGCGATAAGTCTCTGACGCCCGATCAGATGATGCGCCTCGCGATCCTTATGGCTGATGCTGTCAAGCTAGCTACCGGTAAGGGTAGCTACGCGGTCTGCTATCCGGTGTACAAATGACGAGACGGCTTAACCCAGCTCTACTAGCGTTGCTTGTTGCATCAGGCGAGTTCGGCCCGATGCATACTCCAATCGCTCTCCAGACGAACCCGGAGAAGTCTCCTCGTCTCATCGCAGACGAAGCCACCTACGGGCCGAATGCGAAACAACGCAAGCGCCTTGGGCTGCCGAAGCCACAGCGACAGCCCGTCAAACCGCATCCGAAGCGCTACAGGAGGAAACGTGCCCAAACCACGTAAGAGGAAGACCGAGCAGTGGGCTGAGGAACTCGCTATCAAGTTCCACGAAGGCGAGTATGGTTGGGAAGAGCTCTTCCACGAGATCAAAGAAGACCTCTACCGTCTCAGCTACCACAACACTAACAAAGAGCGGTACATCAAGGCGCTCGCGAAGGCCTTCGAGTCGAGAATCGTGCTCTAATGTGGGTCTACGACGATTACGATCGACTCTGTAACATCCGATACGCTCGAGAGGTTATACGAACGTATAACCTGGCTCAACGCCTCTGGTACATCAAGGTCAGGTTCGTTGATGGAACCGAGCGTAACATCGGGCCCATCTTGTGCAAGGAAGACTGTGACAAGACCTACAACCGCCTTGCACAGAAACTCAAAGTCATCCAACTAAGGAGTAAGACATGAACTACGAAGACACCAAGCTCCACCAAGTAACGAGTATGAGGAAGGACACGCGAGACTATCTCGAGGGTCTGATTCATGATTTCGTCGAAGATCTGTCTGTCGATGATCTTCTCTTCATCCACGACAACGACCAGTTGAACCTCGACTACCAAGAAGCGCGAAAGTTCCTCATCGAGTTCCTCGCCGCTAAGGACAAGAAATGAACGAGGAGACCAAAGCCGCACTTCTCGGCTCTATCAAGAAGTGGGAAGACATCGCTGCAGGCACAGGCGAAGACCTCGGCCCTAGTAACTGCTCCTTGTGTGCGATCAACCCTCCCAACACATTCTGTAAGAAGTGCCCCGTCCGAATAAAGGTCGGGCGTGCTTTCTGTGCATCTACGCCCTACGACCTATGGGTCACGCACATCAACGAGAAACACCAGAGACATACAGGCAAGGCCCAGTGTCGAACGTGCAAGTATCTAGCCAAACAGGAGGTGCTATTTCTAAAGAGTCTACTGAGTGAGAAGCAATCCACCCCGAGCGGAGACCCCGAACAGTCAAAAGGAGACAAAACATGAGTCCGGACTTCAAGACCAAGAAGCTAGTCGGAGAGATCAAACTCTCCCTTGCTTCAACACTTCGCATCACGGAAGTGGAGCACAACGACGGATCCATCTACGTAGACGTCCGCGTCTTCGTTCCGATTCAACTCGGCGACGATCTGATGCCTACCAAGAAGGGTATTCACATCTCGAGGCCGTTTGTGAAGGAGCTCATTGGGCTCCTCGAACAAACTATCGACGTAAGATGAAGGAACGCGAGACCAAAGTCGAGCAGATGATGAGGAGAGCTCTCTTACGGGAGCTCTCCC